CAACATTAATGAGCACATCTTTTTATCCAAACATGCTTCCTGCTGCAGTTAAAGTAACCAGGTCAAACTCTATTATTACCATACCAGCCAAAACGCCAGTCGTAGCAATAGTTCCAATATCTATCAACAAACTTAATTCTACAGAATTAGAGATACATGATTTTATTACAACACAAGAACAAAGAAATAAAAATAAAAGTTATGGAGAAGTATCTCAAAAATTAAATCAAACTGGAGAATGGACACATTTTTATAGAGATGCAACAGATGAAACAAAAACAAAAATAGGAAAACATGAAATTAAGGCTTTTCGATTAAAAACTACAGATAAGAGAAGATGATATAATTATACTATGAAAACTCCAACAAACATCCATTCAGGCGACAGATTTTCAATTACACCATCTGGATTTTTTGGTTCTTCTTCACAAAATATTATAGAATTAGAAAATTTTATGACAGACGAAGAACTCTCTAAAATATCTAATTTTGCAAAAAATATTACGGAATGGGACTATACTGAAACAAGATATAATGAAGATGGAACAGTTATTTATGACTCAGAATATTGGAAAGATCGTGTAGCAACATCTAATACAATTCATAAACAAAATACAGAAATATATCCAATGATAGAGTCTATGGTTGCAAGATTAAAAATTGTTGTTGATGATTTTTTTCAGGTAGACGCTTGGGCCACAAATCCAGCAATAGTTAGATGGCTCCCTGGACAATTTCAATATCCGCATGCAGATAAAGAACTTCATGAAGGAGAAAATGCTGGAAAACCTAACGATTTTCCTTATTATGATTTAGCAAGTTTGTTTTATTTAAATGATGATTATGAGGGTGGAGAATTGTATTTTCCAAAACAAGGAATTCAATTTAAACCAAAAGCAGGTGCAGCATATTTTTTTCCAGGAGATTTGAACTATATTCATGGTGTTTCTAAAATAGAAAAAGGTATAAGATATACCTGTCCGTTTTTTTGGACAATTAGATCGCATAAGGAAAAAAATGTCTGAAATTAAATATGAACTGCTATATCCAAAAATTCATCTGTACAAAGATTTAATTCCTAATCCAGAGACATTGGTTCAAATGCTTAAAGATTCAGAAAACAATCCAGGAACTAGTAAAGTATTTTTAGAGTGGATACCTTGGTCTAGGTTTGGAACATATTTAAATCAAACTCCTATTCCAGACGGAATACTTGCCAATACACCAGAATCAGAAAGGGATGAAAAATTTTATAATGAATACAAGTATGCAAAAATAATTTGGGATGCTTTTCATACAGCAACTAATCATTTTTTAAATCAATATGATGTTGTTAAGGGTAATGACTGGGTTATTATGGGTCCATCATATTCTAGATATTTTTATGATGATAATCCAAAATCTGATGAAAATGTAATGATTCATCATACAGACTTTGTAAGAATTGAAGCAGATATGCCAGGAAATAAATTTGCAATAACTTGCACAATGTATCTTAATGACGATTACGATGGTGGAGATATAGATTTTATTATTAGAAAAGATCATATTCCTTATAAACCAAAAGCAGGTGATGTTTTAGTGTTTCCATCAGGACATCCAGATGTATTGCCAGACGGACATATGTATTTACATGGAGTAAAAAAAGTAGAAAAAAAAGATAAATATTTAATAAGATGTTTTTATCAAATACCGTATACTGGCCATCCAGACTGGCTTGCCAATCAGGAAAAATATGGAAAAGAATTATGGGCAGAAATGGAAAAAAAACGTATTGAAGAAGGAAGAAGATATCAGTATGACATCTAAGCAGTGTTTATGCGGAAGATCAAAAGTATATCCATTCTGTGACGGTAGTCATAAAATTAAAAAACAATATGAAGAAAATGCTACAGAAGTAGAGTCAAATACTAAAGAGGATGGTATAATATAAACATGTTTAAAGATGATCCTAATATTATTAAATTAGACGAAGGTATTTTTTGGTATAAAAACTTTATTCCAAAAGAAACTGTAGAATTAATTAATTCAAAAACACCAGGCCTTGACCTTGGAAATCATTGGTTTGAAAATATTGAATTTAAAGTTACTGAAGCAATAGAAGAGTTAATTCCAGTATGGAACAAGGTATCAGAATTTCTTGCTCCAGATTATGTTATTCACCCAATGGCAAGTATGCTTTATTTTGGAGAAGGAAAGCAAATGTTGCCACACTGCGATAGTCCTGGAGAAGATATGACAGAAGAACTTACAGTTCCAGATGTTTGGGCAACATGCTGTGTTCTTTCTTGGGGAGCATGTGTTTATTTTGGAGAGTTTACTGGTGGAGAAATTTATTATCCAAATCAAGGAATTGATGTTCCAGTACAGCCAGGAGACCTTGTTATACACAGTGCTTTAAGTTCTCACGAACATGGAGTTCGTCCAGTAAAAAGTGGAGTAAGGTATACATTTTCTAACTTTTCATTAAAACCAGAAAAAAATCCTGGATCATTTTACAATTATGGAACAAAAGAAAATGAAGAACGACAAAAAAATATGGGTGTTTGGCTCCAACCTCTTTTTAAAAATGAAAAATCTGTTGTAATGCCAGAATTAACACAATATAAGGCATAAAATGTTTGATAATGATTCAAGGTTTACAAAACTTGGAGAAGATATTTGGGTTTACCATAATTTTTTATCTCAAGATGAGATTAATAAAATTTTAAATAAAATATCAACATCCGATGAATTATTATGGAATGGTGGTCATCCAGAAAAAAAATGTACTGTTAGTTTATTAGAGGCAAATATTATAAGTAAAAGAATACAAGAGTTATTGCCAGATAATTTAAAAGTACATGCCCATAGTTCAATAACAAGATTAAAAGTTGGAGATGATCATGGAGTTCATTCAGATAACCATGATTTTTTAGATGTAAGAAATTTAAGCAAATTAGTAAAAGATAATGACTGTTTTATTTTAACTGACAATAATGTGTATGGAATGGTTGTTTATATAAATGACGATTACGATGGTGGAGAAATTTATTATACAAAACAAAATCTTGTGTATAAACCAAAAGCAGGAGACTTTGTTGTTCATAGTGCAGAAGATCATTGCGAGCATGGCGTTTATCCAGTAAAAACAAATGTTAGATATAGTTTTCCAAGTTCTATTAGAGAACAGATAAAAATACCATGCTAGTTGGTGTATAATATAATTATGTCAAATGGAATTATAGATATTATTGATGAGTCTAATTTTATTTATTATCAGGATGCAAATATTGAAGAAACAAGGTTAGGAATAACAACAAATAAAATTGTAGAGGTTCCCAACTTTATTGATAAAAATATTGTTCCAAATATTATTGATTTTTTTGAAAACTGTAAGGTAGACTGGGGTGATATTGCATTTTATGGTTCATCTGGAAAAGGAATTTTAACAGATTCAAATACAATGCAATCTTTTGGATTGCCTGATAATTTTTTTATAGACCTAAAAGATAAGTATCAGGAAGCAGTTGAAAAAATATTTGGAAGAAAAGTAAGGTCAAATACTTTTCATGCACAAAAATGGGATGTAGGTGGGTTTGCAGCACCACACTCAGACAACTCTGATCATGATGGAAACCCAAATGCATTTGAAATTAATAAATATGTAGGAATTTTATATTTAAATGATGATTATGATGGAGGAGAATTATATTTTTGTGATAAAGAAAAAAATATGAAGCCATACCTATCATTCAAGCCAAATGCTTACTCATACTATGTTTTTCCTGGTGGAATAGAGAATATTCATGGTGTAAGTGAAATAACAAAAGGCACAAGATATACAATGGTATCATTTTGGGATTATGCAGAAATTGAATATGATCAAGAAACTTTAGATAAATGGAAAGAAGAAGAAAAAAAAGTAAGAGAGCAGCAAGCCATTCAAAAAGAAGAATGGAAAAAGGGAATTAAGTGATAGTAAAAGAAGTTTATGACAAGATAGTTTACTATACAGAACTATTTGATAAAAATTTTGACATAATTTCTTTAATTGAAGATGATGAAAACAATAAAAATGGCATTTTGCCAAAATGGACAAACTGGGGGCCTAGCGACCAAAAGGTAGTTTATGGTCAACAAAAAAGGTTTAATGATCAAGATTTATATAAAGTTGATATTATAAAAAATATTTATGATGCAATAGTCGTATGTTCAAAAGACTATGGAGATAGATATAACATTGATATTGGAAACTTAACACCACTTTCAGTTAGCAAGTATTTTGAAGGACAATCTATGGGATCTCACGTAGATTCATATGGAGAAAATCCAAAAGAAGTTTTGTCAATTGTTTTATATTTAAATGATAACTATAAAGGTGGAGAACTTTATTTTAAAAATCAAGAAATTAAAATTAAAGCAACTGCTGGAAGTTTAATTGCCTTTCCTTCATCAAGTCCATATTTTCACGAATCTTTACCAGTAACATCTGGAATAAAGTATATAAGTCCTGGATTTTGGATAAAAAATTAATTACTGTTTTTACAAATAAAAAACTCCACCTAACGTATAACTATAGAGTTTACAAAAACTAAAAACTCTGCTACAATTAGATATCATTTAAATTCAATTTATTAGGAGATT